TTCTTCTGCAAGCATTTCACTTTCTCTACGTGCTTCTTCAAACAGTCTATCTCTTGTTTTCTGAATTGCTTGTGTACTATCATGTGGTTCTTCAGGTGTGGTAGCTTTAATATTGTATGCATGGAAATAAGCCAAAGCATCAATACTTTCTGCATTACTTGTTGTTAATTGTTGTGATAGCTCTGTTATTTTATCAGCCGTAAATGCTGAAGGATTTTGTTTGTACTGTGAGTATAATTGATAACCTATGTACTCAGGCGATTGTCTGCTAATCGCAGCACCAGGACCCTTTAAATTAATTCTATCAGCTAGCTGAAAGCCTCTTTCTACAGCTTCAAAGTTTTGTTTAACTGCAGGATTATCTATTAATACTTGTTCAAATTCTTTTTGCATATCCAATATGTCTTGACCTGTAGCTTGGAATGTCTGTCCAGTTGCTGGGTCTGTCAATTGATATGTTCTAAATGCTGGACTACCAGCTTGTCTAATAGGACTATATAGTTCTCTAGCTCTTGTAGTCACATCATCAAATGTTGGTGCCTTAACTTCTTCTTTTAGTTTGGTCACAACCTCTGTTTGTCTAACAGCAGCACTATCTAATGAGCCAAGCTTTCTTAAAAACTGGTCATCAAATATTAATTGGTCTTCTACAGACATTTTCTTCGGGTCTAGTTGTCCAGCTCTTTGTCCTTCTTTCAAAACATTGTATGTAAATTCTGCTGCAGATTGACCGTCTTCCATTCTGTCTCTAAATAATTTTCTTTCTTCTTCAGAAATTTTACCATCGTCTGAAAGACTTCTAAGTAAGATACCATAATCAGGTGATGCCTTTAATATTTCTATACCTTCTTTGGCTACCTTTTGTGCCTTATCACCGCGAGCAGCATCTAGTTGTGTCTTAATATCTCTAGCTTGTTTTGATAATCCACCAGTTGCTGGTGTACCTGTAGTCTTTTTAAGTTGTGCTTTCTCGTATGCTTCCATACTACCTAATTCATAGTTGAATGGGTCACTACTTGGTGCAAAGTCTGCCTCACCTTTGACTTTAGATTTAGGTGGTGAGAAGTTTGCTAGTCCATAGTGGTCAGCAATTATTTGTTTGACAGTAGCTTCATCATATATACCACTAACACCTTTTCTATTTACTGTATCAGTAATCTTAGAATGTAATTGTTGTGCAGCAGCCAAAGCACTACCAGTACCTCTGTTTGGTACAACAATACTTGTCACATTTGTTCTAATTAAATTTGTTAATTGGTCCTGATTAGGTGCCAATGCAGCTCCATCAGCGATAGCAGTATCTGCATCGATAATGTTTTTATTCATTGTAGTTGTGACTTGGTATTTTTGTGATACAAGTTTTTCTGCATCTTGTCTACGAGCTTGTGCTTGAGATATCTGAGAAGCCTTTGCTTTCTCAACATCAATATACATTCTCATCAAAGCCAATTCTCTATCAGCATCTACTTGTGATGATGCACCTTTGTCTTTAATGTATGATGTTAAATCTCTTTCTAAGTTTGTAATGTATGTAGCTAATTTATCTCTTTCATCAATTAACTTTTGTTGTTGTGCTACACGTGCTGTATAGTCTGCTTGTACTTCTTGTAAAGCCAAGTTGTACATCATTTGATATCTTTGATTATGATTATTCAGGTACTGAAAAACATAGTATTGTGATGTCGGTTCTGCCATATCTTACTCCTATTTCTGTGGTACGCCAGGACCAAACATCGGTAGCATTGGTACTTGGCCACTACTGCCGTAATAGTTTTGATAGTACTGAAAGTATGGGTTATATCCTGGTCCATAAAACTGTGACATATATCTTTGCATCTGCATCTGTTGTGCCAATTGTGCCTGTTGTTGTGCTGATAATGCTCCAGCTTGTCCGGTTAATTCTTTTAATTCCATTTGTTTACCAGCTGCAGTCAAACCAAGAGAAGCTAAATCAGCAGTACCTCTTACAGCAGCTGATAACATTGCTTTACCTTTTAAGTCTCTTTGTTTTTCCAACTGTTTAATTTCTGCTTCTTGTGCTTTCTTTTGTTGCAAGTCTAGTTGTGCTAAATTTCTGGCTACTTGTGCTTCTTGCCTTTGTGCCATATCATCTTCTTGTATCATTTGTTTTGCAACAGCACCAGCTCCTAAATCAGAAGCAGCAGCTAGTTCTCTTCTTTGTATATTTCTTTGTGCTTGCATTGCAGCAACAGGGTCAATCATTTGCTCTTGGAGTACACTGATTTCTTCATCTGTCAAACCTAATGCATTTAAATCTTGTAATCTTTCTAATTCTTCTAACCTTTCTTTATCGGCTTTTGTGTAGATTGAGCTAGCATCTATTGCACCTCCAACAGCTTTACCAACTGCCCCTACACCCATTCCAATTGCCATCAGTGTTAACGGTTCCATTGTTTCTCCTCTATATAGTATATATATTTAATTTTAATAATAAACTTCTAAACTTAGTGAATATCTACCAAACCAAGTTATTTGTTCGTTTGATGCACATACCAATCCAATTGTATGGTCACCAGCAGTTAGCTCCATTGTTATCTCCGTACAGTATTGCCTTATACCTTCATATGTAGGTATGAAATCACCAGTACCACCTTGTGACCCTACATCAATCATTGCCTGAGCAATATGTTTTGTTTTATCTTGTATAGTCTCGTCAACTTGTACAGCAATAATTGTAGACTTAGCTTGGTCACTATATGTACCGGTATCATCATCCAGTGGATACATTTCACCATTACATTTAAATGTGACGCGTGCATCTTTTTCACAATGAAAATTTATCCATGTTCTGGGTAGCTTTGTTAAACCAGAGCCATCGATTGTCAACTGATTATCAGCATCACCAATAGAAACACCTGCAGCACCTGGCATAAACTTAGGTCTTTCAGGTGCACCTTGTACTACACCAGTTGTAAATTCAAACTGATTAATTATTGCACTGTAGTAGCCATTCATAAACATAGAGCTTCTACACCAAGTACTAGTCTTTAAATCTGATGGGTCCATATTACCATTCAGCCAAGTTTTGATAGCATTGTTGTTTGCTTCTATCTCTGAGCCATCTATTGGTGTGCCTGTTGAAAAGTTATTTGGTACTGTTATTGCCATTATACACCTCTAAATATCATACATTCAAGTGATGCAGCTTCATATGTGACTGACATAGAAACACCAAACCTATTATTAACAGGGTCACATTCTACATCTTCTAGATATAATGCACCTTGTGTAGTTGTAGCATTCCATCTCCATACACCACTTGTATACAACTGAAAACCAAAAAGCGTTGTTGCTTGTGTTGCTTTCATTGTTATACCACCACTAATTGTATAAGGTCTTCTTACACCTGATGTGGCTATATTATCACCAGTTGCAGCAAAAACCATACCACTAGTTGTACCAGTATTACCTGCAGCCAATTGACACATATCAACTACAGAGCAATGGTCAAACTTAGCACCAGCCATAAGTACTGCATTTGCCAAACCAACACTTTCATTTGGTGGGTCTAGTACTGTAGCATAATATAAATTGGCATCATCAAGTGTTTCAAAGTCACCATCATCCAATGTATTATCTGTCACATTTGCTTTTGGATAAATTAAATAACACCATTCACCTATACCACTACCATCAGTAGCTGTATCACTTCTTGCTGCTGTAGTAATTAAATCTGAAGCATGCATATTAAGTGTAGCCACATTACCTGAAGTGTTTGTATTACTTCTAGGTTTCCATACTTTTACTTGCCACGTCAAACGAATGACATCACCAGCCTGTAAACTAACACCATTTGTACCATCACCAATTATCATCTTTGTACCTTGTCCTGGTACTGTACTAGAAAAGCCACCACTGTTGTGATTAATTGGACTTTCTCTTGTACTATCATCAGATAGATTACCATAGTTTGTTGCAGCTGGTATTGGTGTTGCACCTAAGTCTGCTTCATATCCATTAAATTGTGATGCTTGTTCTATACAAATAACATTTGGTACTAGGTTTCTAGTATGGACACCTTCAGTTCTTACATTACCATCACCAATAGTACCACTAACAGTTTCTATATCTGTATATAAATCATTGTAGTCTGATGCTTCTACTACTGGATTTTCTGGCCAGTTATTACTTGCTTGACTTATCTTTGGCATTAGTTTCTCCTGTTCATTGCAGTTAGTTGTCCACCCCAAAAGTAGAAAACAACGCTTTCATTACTATCACTTACCAGTTCTGGTAGTTTGTAATGTACTGTAATTTCTGCATTACCTGTAGCAACTGGAAATGTAGCAGTGCAGAAGACATTGTTCCATTGTTGGAAATGTGGTCCACTTTCATAAACAACATTACCATTATATCTAATTTGCCACTGTACATATTTAGGTGCTACATAGTCTGAGGTACCATTGTAGAATGAATAGTATTTAGGTATATAAGCTTTACAACGCCAATCTACTGTTAACATACCTTCATTAACTATATAAGGTCCTAATTCAGCATTCTCAGCTTTTATCCAACTACCTCCTTGTCTAAGATTAACACTGTCAGTATATCTTAGTCCAAGTATTTTATTACCTCTTTTGTTATTTACACCACCTGTAAATTTAAGGTCTTGTCCACAAAAGCCTTCATCAATAGCAATAGATTTTGTTTCTGCATATGCTGCTATGTTTTGGTCAAATATCATAGAGCCACTAACAAAACTTTCTGGTATGTTTTCTCTGTCTATTGAGTTGTTTATAACATCAATAAAATCATTAATGCTTATATCCAGTTCTCTACCATTCAATAACGTTTCATTCTCTATACTTTTTCTATTCCATCTGTATGCCATTATTTTTTACCCCTGATAGTTTGTGCGCCAGTTGTACTGAATTCTACACTATAGCCAATAAAATGGAATTTGTTTGATGTGTTTATTTCAAAACCAAAAGAGCTACATTGCTTCATTGCAACTGGTATTCTGATTTGTGTTAATATCGGTTCTTGAGCAAATGACTTATCCCATTCAGCACCATAGTCTTTACCAGCAGTCGCTGTATAGTTTGGTTGGTCTATATGGTCTGCTCTTTCCAGTTTAACACTTTCTTGTTGGCTGTTTGCTGTACTATCTTCAACATGCCAGTCACCATCTCTATAGTAAGTTATATCAATGTTTTGTTGTCCAGTTGTGTAGCCATACAGATAAACATAATGTATTTGTTTTTTAATAGCACCATAACCAAAGTCATGCCATTGACTTCTAAAAAAGCTTTCTAGTGGTTCATTGTCTAGGATTTGTCTATCAGCACCTTCTGAAACATAACCAGCTTGTCTTGTAGCACTTACAACCATTAGACCATTACCAACTTCTGTGCCTTGAGGTACTGAATTATATTGTGATGCATTACCTTGTTGGTGTCCAAAGATTAAATTACCATCGTAGTCTATTGTACCACAAGCCATTGGCCATTTATCTCTGATAGATATACCACCATTTGCATGTACAACTATACCAATATTAATTTGATTATCACCATAGTCTGGTGCATTTACCCAATATTCTTTCTTTTCAGGCCAATAAACTGCCCATGCTTTCTTTAATCCGCTACGACTAAATGCTTCTACCATAAAGTCTACACCAAGAGATAGCTTGTCTAGTTTTAATTCTGAGCCACTAAAATTACCACGAATAGCATATATTCCATCTTCTGCTAGAAAGACCAAACCAAATGTTGGAGTATTACAAATTGTAGAATGAGCAACACAACCAACGCCTTGAATAAAGGGTGATATAACATATTGTCCAGCTGCATTCTGTCTGATAACTTCGATTGCTCTTTCTCTAAAAACAAACAGATTATTATAATAGCTGTACAAACCAGTGATATCTCCACCATCTCTACCTCCAACATCAAAATAATTTAATGCTGCATAACTATCTATTTGTAGTGCATTTGAATAATATATCTTACTTGGTTCTGATTTACCACCATCTACAAACAACCTGTTTTGAAAACCTGCTGAATATCTTGGATTGATTGCTGGAAAACTAATACTATCTGCATTGCCTGGAGCTGCTGCACCTAATTGGTCATCTTCTAAAAAGTCAACAACTATTTCTGTTTCATTGTCATATACTTGCATTAAGAAGAAAAAGTCGCTGCCATTGTTTCTGGTGCGGTATATTCTACGAGCTACTGTACCTGCAGGTCCTGTTGGTAAACCTAAATAGACACCAGTTCTAGATGTTGTATTAACACCGTCTTTTGCAAACTGTGTTGTTGTCCATGTCACACTGTCTGATGCCTGACTTATAGGACTTTCAGAGCCGTTTTCATTTACAAATGTACATTTATAAAAATATTTGTTGCTAAAGTCTTCTTCGTCAGAGCCAACACCTGGAAAGTTTTTACTAGTTGGTGATGCCAAACCTGATGCATTTGTCTTTAAATAGTCTTCACTACTAAAATAAAAATATCCACCAGCCCGTGCACTTGGATTTGATGCAGGACTTCTTACATCTGGTGGTGCTGCAGCTCCTCTCCAACCTACATTTGTTAAATTATTACCACCTCTGTATTTAATAATATCGTTATTACCGTTAGAAATAATAACATAATTACCAACTGTTTCATAACAAGTCAAAGGGTCTGAAGATTGTGGTGCATCTCTACCACCTTGTATTTCATCACATGATTTTGTACTACCATTTACTTCAAACAAACTGTTTTCTTGTTCGAATAGTAGGTGTTGTTTAGCACCATTATGTGATGCCCAATTAAAACAACTGTGTACTGGACCGTTTTCTGGATATGGTCCTATACCACCTACAACAAAAAGGTTTTCACCTGTAAAGTATTTTTCATAGCCAAAAAAGTTTTGCCAACCTTTTGTCTTATCATCATAAAACATATTGGACATAATCTGACATGAGCTACCAGGGGCTGGTGTCCCTTGATACATACCAGTTATTTGTCCAACTTCTGCCCTCTGCTTGCTTTGCATATATTCTCCTAATTTAAGCTTGTCAGTACAACATACGGTTTGTTATACTGTGGACCACCTTTATATGCACCTTTGATAAATGGACCTGCTGGAGTTGTCAAGTGTTTGGCTTCGATACGTCGTAGTTCCTTATCAGCTTTTTGTTGATAGTACTTACTTTGACTGAGGTTGTTAAACTTCATAAATAAATCCTCACACGCCCGATATACTAGGTACCTGTGTGTGTCTGATGGCATCCTTGGGGTATCAAAGTCTTGTGTCAAAGCGGCCACCTGCTGTACATATCGTACACGTATGGGTAAGCCTTTGTCACCATTGTCATCTCTATTTCCACCAGGTCTTGGATATAACCTGATACGCCAGCAACGACCTTCATTATCTTGTAATCTGCTAAGTGTCCTAAGTGTTTCCATGTTTGGATTGATGTTGGCATTAGGCCAATCAAAAGATGTATCATCATCTGCTATCTCTAAAAACTTCTCACCTGTACTAGATGTGGTAGTAAGTCCTGTATAGAATGATGCAACCTCTCTAAAAATCTCTTCAGCATATGTTCTACCAGATACTGTAACGTTTTTAATTCTAACAAATAGTCTTTTGTGTACACCTTTTTGGTTTGTTAATGTTGTATCTCTTGTATCAAACCGCAAGTTTGCATTACCTAGTGTGACTGTAAATGGTACTGCTTCTGATAGTGGTCCATCTATACCTCTAAAATTGTAGCAATATTTAAACTCATAGTCACCTGCAGGCCAGTTATTACCTGCTGTACCAAACTCAGATATTTGCAAATCATCAGCAAAAGCCGGTATATCTGCTACATCTAGTACTCTTTCAGGATATTGGTCATATGTGACCCAATCAGTTGGTGTACCTTCTAAGTCTAGTTTTAAATTTAATTCTTCATCTTTTCTTCTTGTCAACTGGTACATTGTTCTGTATCCAGTCTCACCATATTCTATAGGATTTCTAATATTGATTGCAATTGGAAATATACAGTCCTGAGGTAGTGGTAGATATCTTTGCATTATCTTTGCAGTGATTGTACTATTGTTAGCACTGTGCCATCCTGGCCATAGAAATGGTGTTGTTTGTGTTTTCTCTACTTTAGATAAATACACTTCAGTACCGTCAACATCATCGATAATAAATTCACCATTATCTCTTTCGTCTCCAGCACCACTAATTTGTACAATGCAACCTCTCATTCTTCTTGTTGCACCTGTAATAGCTATGTTTTTTGTACCACCAGTTGTTGATGTTGTTGATAGTCCAGTCACTGTTAAATCAGGTACTGTATATACATCTACTTCTGTTTGGTTAAATGACCAGTTTCTTAGCATTAAAAATTCTAAGTAGTGCTCATTAACGACCCTGTTTATTTCACTCTTGTAAGACGTTATGTTCGGGTCATAGTCTATAATAGAGCCAATCATTGTTCTTATTTGACTTAAATTCATATTGCCTCACTTAAATAAATGGCATACTTTATACCGGTATGCCAGCGGCTCTGCGATATTTTCAGGAGAATGGGGCTGTCAAGACCCCGGCAGAAATATCTTAGAATTGTTTAAGAATATAAACATCAGCTTGGTTAGCAGCAGCTTCTGTCACAATATAACCAAGTGCAGGAATTGTAGAGGTGTTAGCCAAAACATCTCCACGTCCAGCTGTTCCAGTACCGATAAAACGTTCCCCAACAGCAGCACCAGTTGCAATATTAGCATCTGCTTTAAAACCTTTAATGACAACAACGATACGTTCGTTTGCAGAAGCATCTTGGTCAGCAACCCCAATAGCAACAGCAGTTAGTCCTGCAGTCACATCGAGCTTTTTGACATATGACATCTTGTCACCATCACTGGTTTTACTGATATCCAAACATACTAGGTCTCCGTCAGAAATACTTTCGGAAGCAAAGAATGTTTCTGTTTCTCTTCTGTTAGAAGCTGTGACGGTATCTTCACCTACACCACTTTCATCAGAAGCAAACAGTTTTTGAATTAATGTATTTGTAGCCATGTTTCACCCCCTATTAAGCTTCGGCATCTACGAGTAGACCTTGTGAAGCCAAGTGTTCTGCATAGAGTTGTACTCGAGTATAAATCTTAGCACTTCTAGCACAGTAGCCTGAAATCATTTCAAAGTCTGACATTCTAAAGTTAGCATCGCTATCCATTGCAAGTCTGATATAATCAGTATTCAATGCATAAGCGGAAATTGTTTTAGGAGCACCAGCAGCTGGAAGGAATGGGTCAACATACATTTGAGCACCGTGGAATGCTAATGATAGTTTACCACCATCCAATGCGCTTTCATTAATGAAACGTTCATTGTTGAATAGTAGTCCTTTATATAATGAGTACATGTTTGGCGAGCAAAGAATAAGGTCTGGAGCACCAGCGCCTGGAGTTCTAAGTTGACAATCAATGTACAAGTCTGTAAGGTCTGTAATACCAGTACCAGCACCACCACCAAAGCCAGAAGCACTGTCTTTAATTTGGTTCTGATAATCGTTAGGAAAGTCTGATTTAAGAATTCCACCAACAGAATTGGTTTGTGACCCGAATGCATTTTCTTCTAAGAAACCAGTCTTATCAACACCGTTAAGTGTGTTAAGTTCTGAGAGTACTGTAGAAGTACCTGCAATGATTTGCTTCTCAAATTCACGTTGAAGAAGTCCCATAACAGATTTCATACGAGCTTCAGCAATACTGACGATAGCACGTTCACCTTTGTTAGATAGTTCTTCTTTTTCTGTAATTACAATTGGAGCAACAAAGTCACACCAGTTATAAGAAGCATTTCGCATAGCGTCTTGTACTGCAAGGTTTACAGGTTCATATCCGCTAGAAAGTTGTGTAATAGAGCTGTGCTCTGCAAGAATAAGTGGTACATCAAGTTTTTGTCCACCATCGTATAAATCAATGCGGCCCTTCTTCTTCATCTGGTCAAGAAGTGGTGTAGCCTTAAAAAGGTTATCTACTTCTTCTTCCAAAAGAATACGGAGGGTCGACGATAATACATCATTAGAAATAGCCATAATATTTTCCTCCAATATTTTTAATAGCTTTGTATTTTATTTTACCGATTGCACTAAGACTTGTTCCGTTAGGAGTGTCAAAGGTTATCCTGTTGTGTGCTATTACAGGGCCTGTTTTATAATAAATATATATATCTTTACTCATTTATTTAACACCTTTATTATTTTGTATCCATTGGTACAACTGATAACCTTTCAAACCTTTTGGAGGTTTGTTGGCTGTTTGAGTGTTGCCAGCGCTAACTTTATATCCATATTGACGTGCTGTCTCTCGGTGTGCCTTAAGTTCCTGTTCCAACTCTTGTTGTTTAGCAACTTGAGACTTACCTTTAACAATGTAATATGCTGATTGTAAGTCAAGCGACGGCTTTTGTTTGAGCAAAGATACTATATCTTGCTTATAATCTATGTAGTCTGGATGTTCAGAAGTCCATTGGTCTAGCTTTTGCTTTCGCTGTTGCAACTCATATTGTTGCTGCATGGGCTCTAACATCTGTTTCATTCTTCTTGCTACCTCTTCTTCAATGCGCGCATTAAATGTTTCAGTATCATACGGGTCCAATTGTGTATTTCTTTCAGCCACTTCGGATACCTTTTCGTATACCTGTGCCTCCCGCATTGCTTCTATCTGCGCCTGCATTTCTTTTCTTTGTGCAGCTAATTCTTGTGTTTTCTTAGTATAACTACTACGGATATTGGCTAGAAGCTTCTGTGCGTCTTCTGGTAAATCCGAAATAACTTTATTGTAGTTTATACCTTTATGTGTCCCATCAGGTAGATTAACATCCTGCAAGGTTTCTATATTGGCTTCAGCAGCTAATTTTTCTTTTAGTGCTTGTAGCTCTGGTTGTTTTGCTTTTGCTTCGTCCATAGCTTTACCAATGCGGTCATTGATAGTCTTTGTACTACGGTCATGCTTTTGCTCGGTTTCTCCTGATATAGTTTCTGTTGTTTCAGTGACTACATCAGCAGTGGTCTCGACACCCGTGTTGCTGATTTCTTCTGTCATGTTTTCTCCTATGCTAGTCTTGACATAAATAATTCATCTGTATCTTCTTGTGCCTCAGGCTTTGCCTCAGGTTCTCTTGTTACGCGTATTGCTTCTACTCGTACATCTTCTTCTTGGTCCATTGGTTTTGCTAAGAAAGCTCTGAAGCCGCTATCTTTACTAAAAGCCATTAACTTCCCTGCTACCTCCTTTAAACCTCTATCATCTTTAATATCTGAAAACTTAAATGGTTCTTCACCACTATAGTCTTGATATGCTGATTTAATCATACCTAGTGCTCTAGTCACTGGTTCTGGTAAGGGTCCATCAACATTACCTTCAAACTCACCAATTGGTTCTGCACCTGGAAATAATTTAAGTGCTGCATTTATACCTTTGGCAAATGTATTTAGTGCTCTTTCAGTAAACAAACCTTCAGGTGCTACTGCTTGAAACATCTTACTTTCCATACGGTCAGCTTGTTCAGCCATCTCGTCCATACCTTCTGGTTTTTCTAGCGTCTCTTCACGTTCCATGAATTCTGCTGTCATATCTTGTTTGTCGTCCATAGTGTCCTCGTATATATGTATATTATAAATTTACAATTAATAAATATTTTTTTAACTAGCTTTATCAAAATCTTTTGCTAATGCACCAGTTTCTTTCATTTGCTCTACTGAATATGCCTCAGCAATGGCTCTTCCTTCGTCTTTATGTGTATCCAATCCGTCTTTAATTTTAGCAATTGCTTTCTCATGGTTTTCTGCTTGTTTAATATCTTGGTCAAATTGTTGGTCAACCTTTTGGCTCCATCCACTACTTGTTATACCTGCATCTGCTGCAAGTACTAGACCTTTGGCTTTTGCTTTCTTTCTTAAGTCAGCATCAGAATATACATATTCACCTAAACCTCTATTAAAAACACCATTAACACCATAGACGTGTGCTTTATCCAAGCCAATAAGTGCTGGTGCAGTCATAAGTCTTTTCAAGTCACCTGGTTCACAACAGTAATTATTACATTCCCACCACTCAGACCACTCTTCAATAGAGCCATATTTGTCTTCTGCGTGTTTCATGTCTACCTTTTCTTCATGTTCATATTTACAATTCTTACATTTAAATGTGTATGTTGGCATTATACGCTCCTCCTGCCTGGTATGCCTAGATTAGCTGGTCCAATTGGTGCCTGTGCTTGTGCTGTTGATTGTACTGCTTCACGTGCATCAGGTTGTACTCTAACACCTCCTGCTTCAGCAGCACTAATGTTTGTCATCTGTGCTTGTTGTGCATCAATGGCTGCATTAGCATCTTCAACAATGTAATCAGGTAGTCCAAGTGTATTGACTAACTCTTTTAATAATGTTTTTTGTGGTACCCCTAATGATTGCAGAAGCGGTACTGACTGGATAAATTCTCTCTTTCTTACCGTTTCACTGATTGGTGTACTAGCTGCATCAACAGCATAGACATAAAATGTTTCATTAAGGTCTTCAGGACTGATAACAACAGGTTCATTATCTATCATTACCAAGTCTCTTATATTGTCTTCATCAATGTATAGTGATATCATAGCCAGATATACCTTAGCTATTTTTTCTATTACACTGTCTCTTTCTCTTGCAAGTCGGCCAACTTCTGTACTTGTATATGCAGCCAAAGCAGCGATTTCAGTTGCTGAGGCTCTAGTACTTTCCCCTCTGGTAAATGGGGCCAATATGCTTCCTTTGTCTTTATCATCTTGCACCTGCCTATAATATATCTCTAGCTCTGGTGGGGTGGGATTTTGAGGTAAAGGACGAATAGCACCAGCCAAATCATCATCGTCAATTTCAACAAACAGACCATCAATGCCGCTAGTAATTTGTGCAATTTGTTCTTCATCTAATATCCCCTTCTTTACAATATACTGACGTGATGCCTTTCGTAC